GGACTGTAACTTTCTTGAACGACACAAACTTTGCAATTAGAAACGCAATGGAACGGTGGAATAACAGTATGAATAATCTTGTCACGGGTCAAGGCTTGACAACTCATGATGAATATACTGCTGACCTTAAAGTCTCGCAACTTGATAGAGATGATTCAGTGTTGAAAACATACACCTTTGTCAATGCGTTTCCGACAGCAGTTGGTGCGATTGACTTAGCTGCTGGCACTTCAGATACGATTGAGACTTTTGATGTGACATTTAGATATCAACACTTTGTTACTGATGCTGTTATCGCAGATGCGCCGACAGGCCCATTTTAGTAACTGACTATATATTCCTAACTACTAAATAGTAGTAAGGAGATATAATGGCAGAGCTATTTGGTTTTAGTATTACTCGGAAAGGGACTCAGGGCAGTGAAGATACTTTCACTGTCCCGACTCCTGACGATGGTAGCATCGAAGTCGCTGGTGGCGGTTTTCTCTCATCTGTTCTTGATACGGATGGACGAGAAAGAACCGAGCTAGATTTAATTCGACGTTATAGAGATATTGCACAACAACCAGAATGTGACAGTGCAGTCGAAGATATCGTTAACGAAGCAATAACCTCAGATGAATTTTCTCAGTCTGTCATGGTTACTCTTGACAGACTTCCCTACCCAGAAAAAATTAAAAGACTTATTCGCAAAGAATTTGATAATGTCCTCTCTCTTTTAGAATTTGAACAAAAAGGTCATGATATCTTTAGACGTTGGTATGTTGATGGAAGAATTTTTTTCCATAAAGTTATTGACCCCCAAAATCCTAAAAAAGGCGTAAGCACATTACGGTATATTGATGCGACTAAGATTAGAAAAGTAAGGGAAGTAAAAAAAGAGAAAGACCAAGCCACTGGTGTAGATAAGATTAAGAAGATTGAAGAGTATTACATCTATAATGAAAAAGGGTTGCATTCTGCCGGATATGGTGGAGCTCAACAGGGGATTAGAATTGCTGGTGACGCAATAACGTATTGTCCATCTGGTGTAGTTGATCAAAACAGTGGAAAAGTTTTATCATATTTACACAAAGCAATTAAACCTGTAAATCAACTAAGGATGATTGAAGATGCATTGGTTATCTATCGCATTTCGAGAGCGCCCGAGCGTAGGATTTTCTACATTGATGTTGGCAATCTACCCAAGATAAAAGCAGAACAATATCTTAAAGATGTGATGAATCGTTATCGTAACAAGTTGGTCTACGATGCATCAACTGGTGAAATACGAGATGATAGAAATCACATGAGTATGTTGGAAGACTTCTGGCTGCCACGAAGAGAAGGTGGTCGAGGCACAGAAATCACAACATTGCCTGGCGGTTCTAATCTTGGTGAAATTGATGACATTCAATATTTCCAGAAGAAACTTTATCGTTCATTGAACGTTCCTATTTCCAGACTTGAATCGGAATCAAATTTTAGTCTTGGTAGAAGCACAGACATTACAAGAGATGAACTCAAGTTTACCAAGTTTATTCAGAAGCTAAGAAAGAAATTTGTTCATCTTTTTACAGACGTTTTAAAAACTCAGTTATTGTTAAAGAGCATTATCTCTCTAGAAGACTGGGATATAATGAAAGAACACATTCAATATGATTTTCTCAAAGATGGCCATTTTGCAGAACTGAAAGAAGCAGAGTTGTTGAATGACCGTATTAGCACACTACAAAATGTAGAAGCATACATTGGAACATTCTTCAGTAAAGAATATGTTTTGAAACATGTGTTGCGTATGAATGATGCTGAGATAGCTGATATGCGTGACCAAATTGCATCTGAGGCAGAAAAAGATCCAATGGATGGTGGTGTGCCGAACGATGGTGGTGATGGTATCCAAAGATACCCAACAGATCCAGCTGGTATGGCAGTTGATCCAGAAATGGATGCTGGAGATAGAGCAGCACTTGCCTATGGTATGGATCCAAATGCAGATGAAGGAGAGCAACAATGACAAGTAGAGAATTCGTAGATATGATAGCAAATGGTAATAATGTGGAAGCAGAGGATGCATTTAAACATGCAATCTCTCATAAAGTGAGTGATGCTCTGGAAGGTAGAAGAAAAGAATTGGCTGCATCTTTTGTAAACACCAAGAGTGTGGAGACTGAGGAAGAGTAGAAAACACAATGCCAGAGGTAACAAGGGTAAGATTAGATAAACATATAGGTCATGCAAGTCCTACACCAAACCCATTTCACCAAACCGTATACGCAACTGGTTCTGATAATGTGTTTGCTAATGGTGCAAAAGTTACTCGTATAGGAGATACCACTGCGTGTGGTGATCCTGCTACGGCAGGGAGCCCTACTGTATTTGTAAATGGTATTGCAGTTCACCGTAAAGGTGATGCAACTGGTGGACATACTAGTTGGGTGCCTAATAAATCTGCAAGTGGAAGTCCAAATGTTTTCGCTGATGGGCCGTAGGGGGATATAAATGGCAAATCCAGATTATGCAACATTACTATCAAGCATAGCATCTGCAAGTGGTGATGCCAAAACTGCACTAGAACTACAATGTTATGTTTTTGAAGAAGCACTTACTGATACAGAAAAGAATTTATTTAACTATGTGTCTGATGAATATTTCTCATTTAATCCAGGCACAGATAGTGGAACATTTAAAAGCTATGTAGGAGTTTATTTTAACGATAACGGAAATAGCACATGACACTAACTAAAAGATCAACAAAAGGTTCAGCACTTACCTATGATGAAATGGATAATAATTTAACATTTCTAGATTTATACAAAACTGTGGAAAATATTAGTGGGCCCGGCGCAATTAGTTTGACAACTGGAGTTACATTGATTACAACAACTGGAACAGATGCTTATTCATTAGCAGATGGTACAGAAGGTCAAATTAAAATAATCTCAATGAAGGTAAAAGGTGGTGGTAATGGTACTGTTACTCCTGATAACTTTATAAACGGAACAAGTTTATTATTCAACAATGTTGAAGACACTGTAATACTACTTTACCAATCTACAGGTTGGATATTAATAGCACGACAAAATGCAACGGTGCAGGCATAGGAAAAATAAAGATAGATGGGCATTGTAAGTAAAATTAGGCAAGTTAGACCAAAACAGGAGAAATCTGTTAAATCTGCCCCTACCTCTGAAGGTGGTTTGGGATTATCCCCACGTATTAGTGGTTCTAAAGAAGATGATATTAAAAAGGAAAAAGAAAATTTAAGGGCAAAGTATTGGTACGACAAGTATGAAGAACTGGTTAAAGAAGTTTCTTATCATAGAAAGAAGGATCGTCAATATTTAAATGACCTTGAAGAGAAGGTGGGTGTTATAAATGAAGGTCTTCTTGAGGAACAACCAGAAATAGATACTGACGATCTTTTAGCTCCATTAGATCAAAAGTTTGTAACATTTGAAAAGTTAGCAGAACATTATAGAACATTCCTCAGTAGAATTCAAGAACAAATAGGAACTATTGGTGGCGGTGGTGCTGTTCAATTATCAGATTTAGATGACGTTGACATTGATACTAGTAATCGAGGTCATAAAAGTACCCTTATGTACAATGAGGTTACTGGAAAATATGAGACTGCTGATCCTGATTTAAATGCTGGTATTTCAAATGAAGATCACTCTGGCGATGAAATTATTTTAAACGCAACAGACAGTAGTGGTACAAATGAAGGCGGTAGTATACAACAAGAAAATAAAACAGCTACGTCCGTCCCTTCACCTACAGGCGATATTGTTCATACAGGAGCTTTACAAACAACAGGAAATGCCACAATTTCTGGCACACTTGGTGTTGGTGTTGATGGTGATGGTCGTACCGACTTTAATGCTGATGTTAAATTTAATGGTAATACATCAGGAATGTTATGGGATTATTCTACAAATGATTTAATTTTATATAATAATACTCGACTAGAATTTGGAAGTAATAAAGATTTTGAGATATGGCATGGGGGTTCTCATACCTTTATGAAAAATAGTGGTGGTGATTTAAGGATTCGTGGTGATGTAATTAAGCTTGCAAGAGAAGATAGTAGCGAGAGGTATATTGAATGTAATGTTAATAGTGCTGTACAAATATTTCACAATGGTACTGAAGCACTTAGCACTACCAGCACTGGAATATATGTCGGCGCAGAAAATACAAATTCTACAATTACAACTAACGGTACAAGTGATTTAACTATTTCAACAAACAGTGGAACAGATTCAGGCACGATCAAAATAGAAGATGGTGCAAACCAAGACATTACAGTAGAACCTAATGGGACAGGTGACATATTATTAAATGGTGAAGTAGGTATAGGCTCAATGTCTGGTCAAACCGTTGATAGTGTAGTACACATCAGAGATGCCGAAGCAACCTTAACACTCCAAAGAATTGGTGACACAGGTACGCCGGGTATTACTTTCCAAAGTAATGGCGGTAACGCAAGAGCCAAGATTTATATGGATGGAACTGATGGAACTAACAAAGAAATAGTTTTTGAAAACAAAGTGAATACTACCATGGCAGAAAAATTCAGAGTTACACTAGACGGTGCAAAAGTTACAGGGAATCTTGAAGTTACTGGTGCTGAAGTAGATTTTACTGCACTTCCAACATCTGACCCTAGCGTTGCAGGAAGACTTTGGAACGATTCTAATACAGTTAAAATAAGTGCGGGATAAATACTTTTATAGGGTCGTAAAATGAAACAGAAATTTGAAAACATGTATACATCTGTCGTTGAAAAAGACGAACATAAAATGTCTAAGGAGTATAAAAAACTTTCTCCAAAGATGAAAGATGCTGTTGATTCTATTTTTAAGGTAATGGATTCTAAACCTTCAGATTTCCTAAATAGTTTTGACAAAGTAATAAAAGACGCATCAAAAAAATATAAAGTGCCAGAAAAACAAATTATGGCATACTTTGAAAAAGAAATGCTTTCGATTTAAGGAGTTAGAGGATGGCCTTTGCAACTAGAACATTAAGAGATACTGCTGTAAATGCTGCTGGCGCTGGCGGAACTGTGACTATTTTGGTTAACATCGAAGATGATACAACTGCAAATAACGCTATTCTAGACGCAAGTGCGCTGGCCGGACATGCTAATGGCGCAAAATTAGATATCGCAAGAATTTGGTGGGGACTGGTTCAAGGAACTGCCAATGACGATACAGGACATATAGATATTCAAGAAAAAGGTGCATCAGCTGATGTTGTGCAGATTCGTTTGGCTGGAACAGGACATTACGATGGTACAGCGGGACTTATTAAATCTGCCGCAACAAACACAACTGCAACGTCTGGCGATCATGAAATGACATGTTACGGTACATCTGGATTTGTCTTGATTGAGTTTAAGAAAGACGTTAACTATACTTCTTAGGAGTTATGAAATGCAAGTTGTAAAATTATTTTCTGAAGCCGTTGAAGAAATAGAGTATGTCTGCGAAGAAAAAGAAAGCGGCGATAAGAATTACAAAATTCGTGGCGTTTTTATGCAGGCGGATATTAAGAACAGAAACGGTCGTGTATACCCTATGGAAATTCTAACGAATGAAGTAAATCGGTATAACGAAAAATTCATCAAAGAAAACAGAGCGTATGGTGAACTGGGACATCCTGATGGCCCAACAGTCAACCTTGAGCGCGTCTCCCATATGGTTACATCACTGAAACCAGATGGTAAGAATTTCATTGGTGAGGCAAAGATTTTGAAAACCCCTATGGGAGAAATAGTTAAGAACCTTATGGATGAAGGTGCAAAACTGGGAGTTTCCTCTAGAGGCATGGGAAGTTTAGACCAAAAAAATGGTGCTAACTATGTGAGAGATGATTTCTATTTAGCGACTGCGGCTGATATTGTTGCAGACCCGTCTGCTCCAAACGCTTTTGTAGAAGGTGTTATGGAAGGTAAAGAGTGGGTATGGGATCACGGTGCTTTGGTTGAAGCGCATCTTGCTAAATTGAAAAAGGAATTTGATGTCAAAGAACATAAAAGGCAAACGAATAAAGAAGCGTTAGAGTTTGCTAAATTCCTTAAAATGTTATAATTTATAAATAGTATAAACAAAAAATAAGGAGAAATCCATGTCTGAACTAGATACAACAATTGAGGAGCTTGAGGCTGAAGTTCTAGCTGAACTTGAAGAAGCCAATGGTGCGGATGCTCCTATGAAAAGCGCTGCTCCCGCTGATAAACCTGAGAAGGTGAAAGGTAAAACACCAGGCGGTGAAGTTCAAGATGGCGGAGAGCCAGTCGTTGAACCGGACGCAAAAAAATCCCCAACTGATGTCACTGATAAAAGTGCGAAAGAAGTCAGTGGAGACGAACAACAGGATGATGAAAGTAAACCTGAACCCATGAAACACTTGAAAAAAGTCAAAGAAGATGCTCATGAAGAGGACGAAGAAATGGAAGAAATGAGCAAAAAAGATCTTATGGCTGCCATGCATAAAAAAATGGAAGGTATGGATAAGAAAGATCTTATGGCTACATATTCCATGAATATGGGTATGCATGAAGAAACGGATGACGGCGTTGAAGAAAGAATTTCTGATATTAACGTCAAAGAAGATGTCTCTGCTTTGATTTCTGGAGAAGATCTTTCT